CAGCGTGTCGCCTTCCTGCCAATAAGGCATCAGCAGCTCAATCGTCCGGCGCGGCCCATCTTCAAAATCCCGGCGAACCGCCAGCCAAAGCTGATCATGGCTATTGTCCGGCGCCGGGATGGCGCAAATGCTTTCCACAATTGCATCCCCGGCCAGCGCATGGCGGCTCCACCCGCGCACGTCTTGATCCTCATCATAGGTCAGGCACGCCAGCACGCCATCAGCCCGCAGCGCCCAAAGCAAGTTCTCAGGCTCTTGCTGCGCCACCATTTCAATCACGCCCGCCGCCGTTATATGCCCGGCCCGCACCGTCAAATCCGGAGAGCGATAGCGATCAGCATTAAAGTCATAGCCCGCTTCACGCAGCTTGCGCCCGGTCCGCGCCACAAACACCGTGCGGCTGCCAGTCTGCACTGGCCGCACCGCTTCGCTGCCATAAAAACTTTGCGCCGATATCCGCAGATTGCCCGCCGAAAGCCCAGCTTGGGAATTGACCGTGTTCAGCGCATATTCGCCGCTCGCGGTGCCAATCAGCAATTCCCGGTCATTGGCCAGCCATTGGATGATATTAGGGCCGGGCGTCCGCCGCCGAATAGCCAAATCCGGTTGCGCTACGCCCGCCTCATCCAATTCGGAAAAATCATTCAGATCCCCGGCCACACTCAGCGCCAGATCATAGCCCTTGCCAAAAACAAGCCTTTCATCGCGGATAGCCACCACATTGGGCCAGCCCTCCACATCGCTAAACAGATCAAAGGCCCAGCGCCGCGTTGGCGTCATCACCACTTCTTGCGGCAGGCGCTTTATCACCGTCGCGGTCGCGCTTGTCGGCGTCGTCACCGCCGTAATCCGCACCATGCCGGAGCGCCCATAAAGAAACCGCCAGCGCACGCCGCCAGCGTCGTTGTCATTCACATCTTTGCCAACGCTTGTCCCGTCCCAGGCATCACCTTCGCTATGAATAGGCTGCACAGCACCTGTGCGCTTGCTGCCGCTCGCCGGCAGTTGCATGGCCTGATACACCTTGCCATCGCTCCGCCGAATGTCAGACAAGTTCACTTCAACCGCCGGTTCCCACGCCAATATCGAAGCAAAATCCGCCGCTTCCAATTGCACGCGGCTGCCCACATGCCCGGCTAAAAATATCGGGTCGCTGGCGGTCAATGTCACGCTGCCCGTGCTGGCGCTGGCCCCTATCGTAAACCCGTCATCAATGTTCTGGTCTTTGAAAGGCCCGCCCTTAATCGGCTGCACCACCAGCGCAAAGGTTACGGCAGATGTGCGGCGCAGCTCGCGCGGCTCATGGCCACCGCTCACCAGATACAACACATCGGCGCTTTGCTCATAATTCAGCGCCGCCAGATCGTCGGCGCTGTAAGGCGTCACAATTTCATACGGCACACCCGGCGCCGTCTCAATTTGCACATCATTGGTAAAAAACCGGAAATAGCCCGGTCCGGCCTCAATCACATAGGCTTGCGTCACATTGAACACGAACGGGATCAGCCGCACAGGTTCAAAATCATCAGCGCCTACTTGCCCAATATGCACCGTTCCGCTGCGCTTCACCGCTGGCCCTTGCACGGTCAAAATCATATTCAGGATTTCGCGCCCGCCCGCAGCATAAACCGCCAAATCGCTGCGCCCTTCCATGCGCGCCGAAAGCTCGCCGCCATTAAACGCCGTTTGAGGTTCGTTCCGCACCGGCATCAGCCGGCCTCACGGGCAATAAGCCAGTCATCTTCGGGGAATGCCTCAGGCGGGTTTTCCTTGCCGTCCACACCGCGCGCCCGGTTCAGCGCCGCTTTATATTCATCGCTCGCCGCCGCCGCCAGGCTATTGGAGCCGGTCAGCCGCACCGCCACTTGCTTGGCCAGATTGCAGGCCAAAGCCTCCACAAACAGCGCATCAAAGCGCCCGGTATCAGTCACGCGGCTTGTGTATCGTATGTTCAAAGGGCCGGGCTGGCGCACCAATAGCCGATTGGCTTCAAGCTGCCAGTCCGGGTCATTCTCAATTTCCAGCAGCCGCAAAAAATCCACCGGCACCAAAAACGCATTCCACCCGCCCCACACCACAGCCGCCGCATCTTGTGCCAGCGCCGCGCGTTTGGTGGCAAAGTTCCAGGGATGATCTCGCAGCGTCGCGTCGCGCACATCGGCATAAATGCCCACCAGCGCCCGCCCGGCGCGGGTATCATCCGCCAAAGACAAAAGCCCGGCTTCATCACCGAGCTTTGTCAGCGCCAGATTGGCAATATCAACCTCAGACGCCACGGGGCCGTCTCCTCTCTCAGCCGCTTAGGCCGGAGGCCAACTCTCCATCAGCTTGGCCTTCACATGGTCCAGCGCCTTGGTCACATCTTGAACAGTAGTCGCGGCGTTAAAATCCACATTCACTTCCACGCCCACCCCGCCAGAAACAACCGTGCCCGCCGCCGCCGTCACCGCATCGCGTGAGGAGCCAATGAGGCTGGTATATTTGCGCGCTGGCATCTGTCATCTCCCAAACAAAAGTGACAGCGGGCGCTGGACAATGCCAGCGCCCGCCGTCCGTTACGCGACGATTGAAAAATACAGATCAACCACGATGGTTCCAGAGCCGGGGAGGCTTGCCGTCGCCACTGTCAGCCATACATCTTGCGCGGCCACACTAGGAGCCGCCGCCGCCGCCGCCACTTGCTGAAACACTTCCGGGTTATTGGTGCTGGTTTTCACAGCCGCCGCCCGAAACTGGCCATTGCTGCCATGAACAGCACTTGTGCCAATCGCCACATTGGAAGTGCCCAGCGAAGCCGATTGGTTCAGCGTGCCATAAGCAAACACCGCGCCCGTCGGCAGGGTCGCCAGCTTGATCTGGTCTGAGGTGGTCACAGCACCATCCACCGCCAGGTCATAAGAGCAACGCAGGCGCCGCAAATCACCCCGAAACACCGCGCCAGATACCATCTGTTGCGGGCGGGCTTCCAGCGGAGCCTGTTCTTTGGAAAAACGAATAGCCATGTCTATATCTCCCTAAGCCGCTTATTCAGCGCACAAAATGATGCCGCACTTGCCTTCTTCGGTGCGCGACGCGGTGCAGGTGATATCGGCATAAACCTGAATGGAATTGCCAAGATCGCGGCGAGGGCCAATGTCCATGGACATATCCCACTGGCCAAAAGCCATGCCGCTCTTGCACCAGAACGGCACACGGCGATTGCCGCTATCCAAGGTCAGCGCCGCAATTTCCGGCCCTACAGTGCTGGCCTTGCCAAATTCCATTTCAATGAAGTTGAAGCCAAACAGCTTCACAAGCCGGCCATCGCGCATCACCGGCGCATTCTGCGCATTGAAGTCGCTGGAAATAACTTCAAGCTGCGCCTGCAAGTCATTCACCTGCTCAGAAGTTACGCCCATATAGGCTTCCTCGGCAGACAGATCGACATCAGACGCCGCCAGCAAACGCCGGCCTTCCCGCAGCTTGGCAATGTTTAAGCCCGTCGCCGCCGCCGCGCCGGTAATCACCGGCACAACATTGCCGCCGAAGGCAGTTTGGGTCAGGCCGTTCTTGCCGGTAAGGTTGGTGCCATAAAAGCCCTCCAAAAACGCAATGTCCTTGGAGCGTTGAATGGTGGCTGCACCGGCCATCACATAAGCCCCTTGCAGATCAATGCCGGCCATAAGCTGGTCAGCCTTTTCCACAAGCCGCACAAACTCATAAGCAGCCGTCTTGGGCATCCAGCGCCGGGTATGTTCGGTTTCGCCCACAATGGTCGGGCCATGCCGCACCGTGCGGCGCGTTGGCAGGCTGGAGCCAATGAGATTGACGATTTCGTGAAGCTCGCCCTTGGCGGCTTCCTGCATGGCATATTGCGCCAGGCGGCTGTTCGTCTGTTGCAGCGCCAGCGCCATGTTATTCTTGAAGGTTGCGATTGCAGTTACGGGAACGGACATAAAGAAAAATCCTCAGCAAAACCAAAAGGGCTCAGCAGAGGCTTGTCCGGACCGGGGCCATCTTAACCTTTAACGCCGGTTTCGGCGGGCGGTTTCACCGCCAGAGCCAGGGCAGAGGGGCCGCTGGGGGTCAAAGCCAAAAAACCCCCCTGCTTGTCCGGACTGTTCGCAGAATGCCCTTAACACCCCCCCAATGATCAACCCCAATAAATACAAAATCTGCAAAGGCCCTAAAGCCCTGTCAAAGCAAAGTCTTGCGGCTCTAGCTTTGATACATTGCTTTCATCTTCTCGCCATCAGCCGCATTTATCGCCGCCCATTCTGCCGTCAAGGCCGGGTCTCTGGCGTTCAATTTCTGGCGCAGTTCAGGGCTGGTCAAAATCTCCTGCTTGCGCGCCTCCAGTTGGTCAGCCGTTTTGGCAAAGCCGCCGCCGCCGCCGCCGGGCAGTCCGCCCGCTTCGCCAATGCTGCGGCCAATCTGCGCCATCAGCTTCACGGTCGCCGCCAGCCCATAGCCGGAGGCAATGCCGGCCACCGCATCATTGTCCAGATTAAGCATTTCGCGCCCGCGCCGCGCCAGCTCGTTATTCTCAGCAAAGCCCGCGCCCCATTCCTTTTCCAAGCTGGCCTTGGCGCCGCTCACATCAAGGTCAGCCCGCGCCGTCGCCGTCTGGTTATACCATTCCACCAAGCCCTTCACCTGATCGGGCAGCAGCCCCAGCTTATGCGCCTCAGGTCGAAACGCCTCGGCAAAAGACCCGTCATCACCTTCCGGCACCGGGATATCATACGCCGCCGCATCAGCCGGCCAGCCCATCGCCGTCAGCGCCGCCCGCCGCCCCTCAGCATCATCCGCGCCTTTCGGCACCGTCACCGGCTTGGCCTTCTCCAAATTGCGATAGGCTTTTATCAGCGCCTCAGGATTGGCAAAGTTCTTGTTGGCTATCCATTCGGCATCGGCCAGCGTGTCCGCATCAGGCTTTTCAGCCGATAGCCCAAAACTGTCCCAAAACGGCTTGGCCCCGCCCGCCTGTCCGGCGTCTCCGTTTGCTGGCGCCGCTCCCGGCGCTCCCGCTGCGCCCGCCGGCGCCGCCCCGCCGCCGCTGCCCGCCCCGCTGCCGGCCCCGCTGCCCGCCCCGCCTCCACTTGCGCCCGCGCCGCCGCCAGCGCCGCTACCGCCGCCGCTTTGTTCAAACATTGCAGCCGCTGCCGCCGCCGCACCGCCCGGCTGCGCTGCGCCATCATTTGCTCCTGCTTCAGTCGTCATTTTGGATCTCCATCATGGCGGCAATCTGCTCATCAGAAAGCCGTAACATCTGTTGAATGCGCAGCCACACTTCCCGCCGCCCCTCGGCAAAAGCATGTGCCCGCGCATCCGTCTCATAGCAGCTCCGCTGCGCCCGGCAGAACCGCGCCAAATCCGCCAGCACCCGCTCTTGCGCTAGGGTCCGCACCTCGGAAAAGCCAAACACCGCCCGGTAATCATGGCGGCGCTGGCCCCATAGCCGCGCCCGCGCTTCCGCCCAGGCATTGGCCATCATGCTCATGCCGGCCTCACGCCAGCGCCCCCACCGGCGCTTCATCTTGCGCGGCGCTCAGGCTTTGCGCGGCATCGCCGGCCATCTGCGCGCCTTGCAGCAATTCCATCACTTGCGCCTTTTGCGCCGCATCATCCTTCTCCGCCTGCCGCTCCTCAGGCGATTTAATCCAGCTTGCCGGCACCGCATTATCTTCAGCCATGCCGCGCACCGCCTCAGACCAATCAAACTCGTCCAGCACTTCAGGCTTCACATTGGCAATCGGGATCATCGCTTCCAGCGTGCGCAAAAACCCAATTGATCGTTCGCTTTTCGCCGCCCGGTTCAGCGGGTTCTCATAGGTAATCCGGTATTCGCCCAGCGCCTCGCGCAGCTCGCCAGGCATGTCCGGCAGCCGGCCCATGCTGGCCAGCAAGTCAATCTCGCGGTCAATCATCGGCCCCAGCACTTCGGCCTCAATCCGCCCCGCCGCCGGGGAAAGCAAAATGCCCTTTTCTTTGGCCCGCTCCAAAACTTCGGTCGCGGTCATGCGGTCCGGCGTGTCAGACAGCACCGAGAACAGCGGCACCAAAAACGCCTTGTTAATAACTTCGCGCGCATCAATCAGCATTTCGCGGCCAATCGGGATCGAGCCGCCAGAATAAAGCGATTGCACCAGCAGCCGCCCATCAGCATTCACGCCGCCCATGTTAATCCGGCCCGGCTGATTGTTCAGGCGCGTCAGCACGCCGTCATCATAAGCCGCCATCGGCGGATCAACCGCCTTATGCGTCGCCCTGATCAGCGTGCGCATCATCTCATTTACCATCTTGATATCCGGCAGCGCCTGCATCGCCGGAGACCGGCCATAGGGCTCACGCGGCGAGGCCGTGTAGCGCGCCACATGCAGCGGCATGGAACGATAGCCGCCCTCAAAAACCAGCCAATCCTCATTGGCCATCGTCACCAATGTCTCAATTGGCATCCCCCGAAAATCGCGGCGGGACGGGTCAGCATTTTCGCGCGGGCGCCACACTTGCACCAGCTCAAACTCTCTATGCCCCTGCTTGTCCTCAATCGCCCGCGCCATATCGGGATGCAGGCTGCCACTAGGCCACCGCTTGGCAATAGTGGCCGCGCTCATCCGCCAGCGCCGATAAATCGTCGTCACCCGGCCATGCTCATCTTCTTCAAAATAAAGCTCGGCCACAAACACATTGCGATAAATAAGCTGGCCAGTGCCCACCACTTCATCCACCCACAGCGCCCCAGGGCCAAACAGCCCCAAGCTCATCTGCACTTCCTGATATTGGTTGTTGAAGTTGGAGCGCGGCGAATAGCGATGGTAAAACAGCGCATTGGTCACTTGCTCAAAATAGCGCGCCACCGCCGGTATCCGGTCCAGCTCAGGCAAGCCAGAGCGCATCCCATGCCACCGCTGTTCACGCGGCGCAGTCAGGCTCACCATAGCCGCAGAGAAGTTCTCACTGGCCAGCGAAGCCGTGCTGTCAAACATCTTTTCCGTGCGCTGCCCGCCCGGCGTCAAGGTCGCGGTGAAGCCCGCCAGCTTAGGCTGGCACCGCTCCGCAATTTGCTGGCAATGGCTCTCCCAAATACCCCGCTCACCGGCAAGCCGCATTTGCTCGCGCCGAACATGCGTAGCTCTTTCAGATTGCATGGCAATATCCTGTCCGTCTAAAAACATGCCCCATCACACCCACGCGCTCCCATTCCAGCGTTTCAGCGGCTTAACCACCCACGCCGAACCACTCCACCACTTCACCGGCTTGGCCACCCATGCCGTGCCGTCCCAGAACTTGATGAGACCACCAGAAGGCGGAGGCGCAACCGCCCAAGACGCTGCCACCATACTCGACGGCTGAGCCATGCCGGGCCAAGACACCGAAATAGGCCGCGCTGTCTCAGCATCCGTGTCGCTAAGGTTCGCCCCCGTGTGCGTGTAAAAGTTACCAATCGATGTTTCGTAAGTCTCGGTCAACCCGCTCCATGTTGCGGCTAACGTATTTCCAAGCAAATGAGAAGACACAGCAAAGCCGTCCGCAGAGGTATCAAGCGTTAGACTTTGCGATGCCGCAACTGTGGAGGTTGAGGCGCCGGCCGTGTCAAACTCAACATCGCTGGCTAAGGCTGTTGTGCGGCTTACGCCAATCGTGCATCTCAACGCTGTGCGGCTAAACGCAACAACAATATCGCCAGATGTTCCTATGGGCACCAAAGCAATAGCAATCGCTAGAGTGTTACGGCTTACGTTTCTATTGCCAATAGTGTCTTGAACAACAATTCTAGCCGACACGCCGCCAACGCTCACAGAAACTAAGTCCAGAGCAGTAATGCCAACAGCCCGCGCCGCTATTTCTAATATGATATAGCGATTGCTCGCAGCAACGCCTAAGTTTTGAGACGAAAACGTATAGCTAGAGGAGCCATTATCCTCTATTGCAGCCTGAAGAAACTCAACCGACACGATTAGTCAGCGCCAAGCCAAGTCAGCTTGAACGCGGCCTTCAAAGCCGTCTGACGCTGCGTAATCCAGCCCGCTGCGTTCGCTGGCAGCACACCAAGAGCTTGCAACCTCAGCTCCTCATCAACCTGCGCCACCGCCTCATACCATCGCGCCTTGGCGGACTTTTCTGCAACCTCAGCGGGGTCAGGCGCGGGATCGGCAGACAGATCAACCGGCCCGGTAGCAAGGACTAAAGCGTCGGACTTTTCCAGCGCCTCAATCTCGCGCTTGATAGCCGCCCGAACATCAGCCGGGCTTACGCGGGGATTGAAGTAGAGCTTTGCGTCAACCGTTCTTTTAACGCCTTTGAGCGCCACCACGACGACAACCTGCCGTAGCGTGTCGTCTTTCACAACTTCAGTAATATCAGCAGTCCACATGTGTAAAATCCTTTAATTTGTATCTACCCAAAGATCGCCTGTCGCCGGACTGCCCGGCGCGGTCGTCCCCACCGCCACCTTTGGCAACCCCAGCATAGCAGGCGTAATCCCCGCCACAGTGCCCGTAAACGTAGGACTGGCCAGATCGGCCTTGGCATCCAAAGCCGTTTGCGTTGCCGTGCTGATAGGCTTGCTGGCATCGCTAGTATTATCAACGCTGCCCAGCCCAACATCGCCGCGAACAAGCGTCAGCCCCGTTTTGAACGCAGCAACAGATTGCGTTCCCGTAAGCCCGGTAACAGACGTTGGCGTAAAGCCTAGCGCGTTCTGCTTGTTATTGAACGTGGTCCAGTCAGCAGCCGACAGTGCCCCTCGATTGACCGCCGAAGCCGTTGGCACGTTAAGCGTGATAACCGGCGTCGTAGTGCCGTTCGCAACTGTTGACGACAGGTT